TTCAGAATAGCTGCCGCTTTGATCTGCTTTGTCTGCGCCATAGAGCGAGCCAGAGCTTTGGTGTAACGAGACGCCAAACGATCATACAAGTTGTCTTCAATAGCTTCCTCTGTGATAGAGAACGCTAGTGCGATAGTTTCGTGAGTATAACGCGCTGTGTAAGTCTCTTGAGCGTCGTCAAAAGTGATGGCAGAACCTTCACCCTTAACAGGGGCTGTTGAGAAACCTCCAAGCATAACTTCCTCCTCAAAAGCTCGGTCAGAGCTTTCTTCGTCAAAGATGTCAGCATGCTCGTTTTCATAACGGTCATATTCCAAGCCAAACAATGCGTTAAGGCCCGGTTCTAGTTCTTTAGCTAGTTGTGCGCGAGAAATAGCCATATTTTAAAGCTCCTTATACGCCAGTTGTAGAAACAGTGCCAGCCGCAATAGAACCCGTAGGAGCATTGAAGTGGTTGTTTATACGAACAATTAATGGGATACCAGCGGCAGTGAAGTCGGAATTAGCAGGATCGTTTTGGATACCCATAATTCTTAACGCCAAAGTGTTGGTAGTTGCAATTGTGTTTAAATCTGCGGTTGCAGAAGATAAACCAGTTGCAGTCGAACCAGAATTACCTGTTGCAAACGCAATGTTAGCAAAAACCGCGGCGCGAATCTCTGCTTCAGTGTTTGCCGCAGCAACTACGTTAGAAGTAGCTATCTGAAACAGTTGGTTTGGATCATCATACAAAAACGCTTTGACAGGAAAGTCGCTGTCTGCGCCAGAGCCCGGCCAAAAGTTAGAAAACACAGGTTTTCCTGTTGTAGATGAAATGTATTCACACCCGCCAAACACACCCGCAATACCAACGTTACCACCAGCCGCAGCTTGTAGATCGTCAATAACACCCGCAGCCAACGGAATAACCGCCATGCCGTGGAAAATTGGGTTTGAGTTGTCAGATGCAATACGGTATTCGGTCATACCCCCAGACGAGACAGTGCTGCCTTGCCGGGAAATAGGTCGAAGGCCATAAGATGAATCTGTATTAGCCATTTATCTTTCTCCTTAGTGGGAAGCAGCCCTAATAATTTTACTTCCTTGGGCCGCCAAAAGTTACACGAGATTGACGATCAGCTTTACTAATCGTCATTGTTGAATGTGCATTCTCGCGCATCATGTCGGAATCTACAGCTTCTAATTGATCCGCGTTTCGTTTTGCGAAATAATCAGTACGCTCTTTAATGGTTTCGACAGGAATGCGAGCAAGCATTAAACCACCCACTCCAAAGACACCTTCATATTTACCTGTTTCGACTACCGGGCTTTCAAAGTCGGGGTATTCATCCTGACGGACAAGTTCCCAACCTTCGCGCATTTTAGCGCTGATGTTTTTGCGATCATCATATCCGCGCGTCTCGGCACGAATCCAACGATGCTTATAACCATCCGGTGCAGGCGGTGCATCTAGCATAGACGGTGGAGCCCACGGCTTACGCGCGGCCGTTTTCTCTCTAGTCTGGTTAGCGCGAGAAGTGCGGTCGATACCCTTATCATTTGAATCAGTCATCTTTCTTACTCCTTCACGTATTTCGCGTATTCTTCTAGCGGCACACCCAGTTTTTTCGCTATTGCGACTTGGCTCGGGGTGAGTCGAACCTTTCTCCCACTACTGCGCCCAGAACTTGATCTTGAAACCCCAGCGACCGTCTGGACGGCACGTTTGCTAGTGTTGTTAGACGGCGTATTGAACTTTTGCCCGATACGCTGGTCAAGTTCACTATAGTACTCATCGCTCTTCGGGTCAAACCCTTCTTCTTCGACAAGTGTTTTGTGAATCCCAAACGCCGCGTAAGTCATGGCATCGTCTTGGCCAAACCACTCGTTTTTCTCAGCCCAGTTTTCCGCTTTGCGGTCAGGTCTGCGAATTTCTTGCTGTTGCTGTTGTTGCGGGGCAGCCTGCTGTTGTTGAGCTTGCTGCGCATAAGCCCGCTCTTGCTGCATCTTAGCTTGAGAGGCACGGTCGTTCTCAATAGAGAGTGACGTTAACTTACGGTTTGCTTCAACCGCAGCTTGACTGTCGCCCATCTCCATCGCTCTGGCATATTCCTGCTCCGCTTGAGTTAACTGCGTGGTAACGCGGTTAGTGTACTCATTAACGTAGCTGGTATCCAAGTTAGCCATGCGACTTTTAAGTTGCTGCGACTCCCCCTGAACCTGTTTCGCAAAGTTTAAAGCCTCGCCTTCACGCCGCTCCGCTTCACGCATCTTTTTAGTAAGACGGTCAATGCGCTTTTGTGTAGCGTTGTCCGCCCGCTCAAACGAATCCGAGCTTCCAGAATCTTCTTTATCAGAATCTTCGCTTATAACCTCGACTTCTGTGCCGGAAGGGTCTTCCGCAGTTAAGTCTAGTTCTATTTGATTGTCTTCAGCCATAATTTACTCCTAGAAATGTAGAACATCTTCGGGACTTTGGATCGTAGCCAAAATCTCGTCGTCGTTTAAAATTCGAACCTCGCCGCCGTCGATCCTAAAACGCGAGCCAGCGTAACGGGCAAACATTACCCAATCACCTTTCTTGCACCACGGACCATCTGGAAACTTAGTCTCGTCCCCATAGGCTAATTCTCCGACCTTGAGGACGTACCCCACCTGAGTCGAAACCGAATTCTCTTCAACAACCTTATCCGGAAGATAAATGCCGCCTTCTGTCTGGCCCTTGCCGCGGTACGGAAGGATTAACAGACGCCAACCTGTCGGTGCAGGCATTCTATCTAAGAGGTTTTCCCCGATTTTACCGGGATCAAGCACTAAATCCGCCCTATCTACATAGGCTTTTCCGAGACCCGCAACGGCCTCCTGTGCTGCTTTCAAGTCTATTCCTTGCGCTTCAGTCAATGCTACGCTCCTGTTTATCTAGCAGGCCCTTGAGTTCCTGTTCCACGTGATTTAGGGCGTCTAAATTCCCCATAAGCTCACGATACTGCTCTATTGACTTCACATTGCCGTATTGCATTTGGTCAACAATGGTCTGTCGCCGTTCTCTTATCATGCGAAAGACTGCTTCCGCAATAAATATCTCATCCATTCCTATAAAATCCCACTTTGTCTGATACGCAGACTACTGGGATTTTATGGAAAGGCAATAGAGATTTAAACCATTAGTTCAAAATGTGGGCCGTCAATGAACGGGCGACGGCCTTGTGTTCTACGTTCGTCAATGTAGCTGTTCATAGCGTCTTCCATAGTGCCACCGTGGAACTGAGCTATATTTGATACCGTCCAAGCAGCGCCCCACCTAATGGGCACATCTACTTCCCTAGCCGCTTCGGCCATAGCGTCAGCAAGGTCATCATAAAGATTTAATTCCCAAGATGCACGAGAGCCAATGTAAGCCATTAAGTCTACGGCATATCCTTGAAGATGTTTGGACTTCATAGTCTGTGAGGCCCCAGACGCAACAAGAGCCTTTTGTTCCTCCATAGTTCTCATGCCACATATCACACCAAAATCAATCTTAGTCCGGTGAATGGCTGATTTAACCACAGCAACAAGCCTTGGGTCTAGCCCCTCCAACTTGGCTTCGCTTCTCGCGCTTAGTTTAAACGTCATTGTTTTATCCTTACGTTTAGGCAGGCGACAGTCATATTGTTATCAGTTATCATAACCTTTGCCATTTCTTTATATTGCTCACATATAGTTCTACTCTCAAAACTATTTAGTTGAAAGTGTGCCAAAGGCATGCCCACAACAAACTGTATCCAAACTAGCACCCACATTATTTAGTTTTAGGTTTGTTTTTAGAACCTTTTGGTCGTCCACGCTTAACAGGAGCTTTCTTTTCCGTTAGCCGCGCCCACTTCATTTTAAAAAACTCAAATAACTTAATCATTTTCCAACCTTCTTAACCCGCTCGTATGACCGCATTCCAGCCAAGCCAAGCATACCTGTTAAAATCGGGAGCATAGTGGTCATTTCGGCCTGCGGAATTATAAACCCAAACCCCGCGCAGATAGGAGAGATAAGAAAGTTGACCATCAAACCCAAGACACAAACGTAACCACAAAGTGGACGCCAAGACGCCTGAAACCAGTTTCCAGCGGCTTCAGTTTTGTTGACCTCTATCTGCGCTAACATGGCTTCCTGCGCGTGTCTGTCGGCCATCGTTCCTAGTTCATGCGCCAGTTTTGCCGCCTGATCTTTATCTTGGATAAATTTGCCAGCCAACTCAGTCGCTGGACCTATCAAAGCACTAAGTATGCTCATTTCTTTTTCTTCTTTTTTAACACTGTCGTTAACGTTTTAGCTTGACCAGCGTGTAGCTTAGACGCTTTCTTCAAACCCGTTATAACTTTTTTAATCTTTCTTCTATCAGACATTACCTGTCCCCCTGTTCTTTATCATAGTTTATAGAAGCCCGCTTGTTTTCTGCTTTTGCAGAGTAAGCATTGAACCCCATGAAGGCAGCAACCACACCAGAAGCCGCAATAACATATACAGATGCGATATCAGTAATAAGACTAGCCGCTTTGTCAAAGCCTAATACAGAAGCAAGCAGGATTATAAACGGGTAGATTAACATTCCAGCCAAGGCAAAACCAGTAAACCTGCGTTCAGCGTTGCGCTTCAGGTCTTCGTCGTCAATCCGCCTGCGACGATCCTCTAGTTCCAACAACGCCCATTCTGTAGGCTCTATGGTCCCATTTTTATTTTTATCAATTCGTTCGAACTCACTCATTCCAAACCCTTTGCGTAGTCTGTCGCAATCTTCTTATCTCTGGTTATTATGACAACTTTTCCGTTTTTGTCTAGGATAACCCATTTCTTGTTCCGATCTACCAGTTACCACTTCTCCCAGTATCGGCCAAGGAAATATATCAGTACGCCAGCACCGCCGATGGCAAGTAGCCCCGAAACAACATACATGATGGCTTCCATCTTCTCCTCACGCTCTTTTTCTCTTTGTTTCTGCGCCGCCTTGCGAGCTACACGAGCTTGAGCCTGCCAAGACATCCAGCGGTCCCAAGTGCCGGGGGGCCCGTACAATCTGCACCAAGACTCCAATTCACGCCGCTGTTCTTTAATTTTTTCAAGGGCTTGAAACTCTTCCCAGTCGCCCTCTGCGCCGCCTGTAATAGATGTAATCGGGTTTTTCTTCTTGCGGTCAACGGCGTCTTTAAGGTCTTCTTCGGCGGAAAGAAACTTGCCGACATGGCTAACCATATCATTAACTTCACGCCCATTCTCAAGGCATTTCTTGATAACGCCGTATGCAGCGTTTGCCGCCATGATGGTTTCAAGGACTGCCATAGCATGCTACCGCTCCATTAGTCGGTCGATTTTTTCCTCAATGCGGTCAAACTTTGTCATAATCTGATTTAAAACCTGAGAGCTATCCAGTTTAGTGACATACTCTTTTGCCACTTCCTCACGAGTCTTGTTTAAAAGAATGCGGACGCGCCCCAGTTCGTCATGCTGCGTCTTGGCCCACCATACGATAAAGCCAAACCCAGCCGTTAAGCCAACGTTCCAGAGCGAGTCCATCTCCATTTATTTAACACTCCCAGTAGCCACCACCCTTAGTGGCCGCTCCCATGCCGCGGACCGTGCCGCGCTTCAAAGACATAGGAACCTTAACGTCCGCCGACTTGCCATAAGGAATGCGACCCTGCTTATCAATCTGAGCGTAAGGAACCGCCTTCGGTGAAGGACCCGGAGGGCCCCCGTTTACTTTTACTTTAGCCATTCTATTGTCCTCTCTGTTTTAACAATTCACGCTGCATCGCGCTATCAATCCGTTTGTCCGTCTGAGCCTCTTGACTCGCAAGACGCTGCTGGAACTGCTGACCACGCATCTGCTGGTTCTGAGAGTCAAGCTGTAACTTCGCCTGATCTACCTGTGCATCCGCTTGCTCCGACTGAGCCTTGATCTCTAGTTCCTTCTCCTTCAACTGTATCAAAGGATCAGGCCCTTCGCCAGATATTTGTCCAGATAGCTCTTTGGCTTGCTGCATACCTTGCGCAATTAACTGCGAAACCATGCCCTGATACTGCATCTCCATTTGAGACTCGT